GCAAAAGGTGAGGTCGTATCATAATCGTAAATCATCATACCCGTATCAGTAATTGTAGCCGTACCTGTTGCGGAAGGTGTTAAAGTTAAAGGTGTTGATAAATCAAATTGAGCAGCATCTTCATATAAATCTACCCAATAACCAAGAACAGTATGTCCTGCATCTGCTAGTGTGCCTTGTCTAGTTTTCCCTATTAAATAATAATCATCACTAACTCCCAAGGAACTCATTCCTGTAATGTAACAACCCCTACCTGCTGTAACTGGCTTTGTTCCAACATGCACCATATTAGGTGTTATTTCATAAAATATTGCACCTTCTGCAAGACAAGTCAAAGGTAACAACAGACGTACCATCACCAACTGGAAATACTGTTGAAAAGTTATCGAATCTCATTATTCTTGTATTAGCTGCTGGAGTTAAACTCATATCAACTGACCAAGTTTCTGCTGTGCCTTTAACATCGAAAGTAGTATTAGTTGCTCTCACAATATCTCGCCAATCATTACCATTATGCGTCTGTCCTGTAACTTGTGTTAAAGTTTCATAACCACCGCTATCATTTTTAATCACCAGTGGTGTTGACGTATCTGTTACAGCTCTCTTAAGTATTACTGTTGCTGCTGCCCACTGGTCTGCCGCCGCTAATGGTATTTCTAAAGTACCCGTTGCACCTGCATCTACCGAAGTCCAACCCATGTAAAAATCTGTCTCAAATAAAATCGTTGGTATACTTGTAGGTTGTGTAAAGTTTTGACCGTCACTAACCGCAACTCTTAATAGTATTTGATTATCTTGAGTTGACGTAACACTCGGGCATATTGCTGTTGCAGAAGTAGAAACGTAATCTCCTCCCGCTACATCAATCGGATTAGTTAAATCTAAACCTCTTACAAGCAGGATATTTGCCCAAGTATCGTCTGTACTTATATTTTCTATCGCCGTAGGTAACTCGCCATTAGCAGTGACTTTTTTATACCATACTTCAACTTCACAAGCACCACCTGTTGATGACGTTGAAACCTGTGTCCAGCCTGAATCTACAGGCTCTATCTCGTTATTATCTTTTGTCATAATCGTTAGAATAAAAGTGTCGTCTATTCTAGTGTCTGTCGTTGGTGTAAACTCTTGAATACCAACATCCGTATTATATATTGATTTTTCATCTATCATTAAACTCATATCTTAATAGCCTTCATAATCGCACCAATTAATAACTCTCTAGAATCACTAACTAGAAATAACACTAAAGATGAAAATACTAACGAAAATTTGAATGGGTGACTACTCGCCCAAACCCCCATACTTGTTTTATTAATTCTATCAATTTCTTTTGCATACTTCTCATTATCTTTTTGAGAATCATCTTCTAGCCTATTCACTCGACCGTTGGTTTTTGTAGCTTGTACCAAAATATCTGATAGCTTTTGCTCGTTCCGATCTAACCTAGCGTGAACACCCCTTATCATACCTATCAATGTATCTTCTGTTGTCACTATAACCCCCTATGGCCAGTTAGCAGGATTTTCACGATCATCCCAGCTATAACTATATATTTCTGATCCACCTGCACTAATTGTTTCGCCTGTACGAAAATCAAACCTACGCAACCACCACTTCAAAGCTGCGGTTGGAGTTTCTTTGATCGCCTGCCCGATATAAAGATACCTTACTTCGGTAGAATCAAATACGCTTTTTCTATAATAAACCCCACCGCTAATTGAATCCACATATTCTTTGTTTACCAACTGATTTAATTCCGTTGGCATTTCACTTGTTGGTGGTATTTCAAAATCCCACTCACCTGCAATTTCTTCTACAGCTGTCTTATCTACTAGGTTGGCCAGCTCAATACCACCAATTTCACTCATACCTGAATTTGGATCCAAAGTATCTAATTCAGCAAGAAGTCTTTCCCACTTTTCAGCGGTATCATTGGCAATACGCTTTAAGCTATTCGCTAGAATGGCTACTGAACCAGGATCATTTGCATCTAATCCAAACTCAACTAGTAACGGTTCTAGTTTTTTTATGTCCATTTATCTAACTTCTGCTCCATCTACGTTTTCCCACGCTCCACTAATAACCAGTGGTGCTGAATCCGGTAGAACAATTTCATATTGTCTTGAAAAATATTTACCACCACGTCTATAAACAGCCTTCCGGATAGAATTTTCACCTATCGCACCTAGATCAACTTTTTTATATGGTCCGAATTGTGATTTATTATTATCTCTTTTTCTAACTAATAAATACGGTTTTTTGTATTTATCTTTATATTTACCCACACCTCTTTTAATTCTAAGCACAAAACCTTTACTGCTTTTAAGTGTCATATCTGAACCGTAGTTTACATGTCCAGTTAATAGTCTTGTACGGATTGGTTCCTCATCATCTGTATGATAATCAGACGATAATTGATAAATCTTTCCAGTAGACTTACTAGCCATAAGATGAAGGTTCCAATCTCTAGCGTGAGTATAGTTAGATGCAATAAAATCTAAATAACGATCTCCATTCCATCTACCCCATTCATACCAAGCACCAACTGTTTCGTCATAAACGAAAGTTTTCTTAGCCGAAGGAAATGTAAGCATGAAGAAATTCCTGCCATCAATACTAATACTATCCACAGCAGCATCATTGGCATATTCAATATTCTGTAAAACCTTATCGTAGGCCATTGAGAGTGGTCTAAGTGCATTGCCTTCCATCATAACCAATCTTCGCCTCTTATCGAGAAAAACAAGCCTCCCATTGGATAAACTAACCGCATACGGTGAGAAAACTCCTGAATCAATAGATGAAGATACCAATCTTCTAAATGGATCCGCACCTACAGGTTGAGTTTGCCATTGTTCAATTGAATCTTTACCTAATAAATAAATTGTTTTATTCGCTACCAAAAGACCTTCGATATTGTCGATCTTCATTTCAGCATCATACGATTGAGTTACTGACCACTCTAATGGATTGTTTGGTGTGGAATAATACCAACTAGAAGTATCTAAACTATTTGCAATTAAATATGCGTCAACAAAAGCAACATGAGTTACTTCTAGTGGACAAGCCTCATCGACTATATATTCCGTATCAAGCAGTCCATCTGTATAAACGATACGTCCACCATTTGCCATGAACATATAAGTCTTAGCACCAATTTTTGCCTCTGCAAAAGTTACCTTAGTTCCCCTGTTAAGCCCAGCACCAGTAACATCCGTTATTGCTGCACCCTCTCTTTTTACAAAGATCCTTTCAGCTGAAACAATAAATAACATCGACATTGCATTTGACCAAAATAGACCATCAATTTGAGTGTCAGTTTCCACATCAAACAAAACCTCTAGTCCCGGTCGTGAGTGAATAGCCGCCATTTCATCAATGTAGCCATCCTGAATTGTGTCAAAACTCCCAGTTAAACTGGAAGAATCAACATTTTTATTCGGTTTCTCTAGTGATAAATGTTGTATTGTCACTACCCATTACCTCAAGTTAAGTTCTGGATTGTGAACGAATACCCCGGCAGCAGTTATAGCTAATTGAACAATATCTTTTATTTCTGTCATTACTACATTTTCGTCATCAGTTGCAAGATCAAAAGCCTCACCATCATTTGTTGTCACATCAATAACATCGTTGATTCTTACCAGCCCAGTTGTTGAGGCTAATTGAATCTCTTTTTTATCTTCATCAACTGAAATTTGATTAGGCACACATTCAAAGGTGGACTTAGAATGTATAACTTTTCTGTCCATTTCGTAAATGTACTTAACTTGATCGGCTGTAATAATTCCCCTACTTACTTTGACCATTGCCAATCCTTGTGGTGATGCATCAAGTACCCCGGATCCAAGTGTCATAACAGTATCAGTAATATCAGAATTTGAATCAGTATGCGTATGTACAAGCACTCCATCGATATAATATTTAATGTCTGTTGGTGTTTTCGCAATGAGGAAATGGAACCATTTACCCTCTGGAATAATACCAGCCTTTGAAGTTACCAACCCACCAGCGTTAACTTTTAATGTACCGTTATTTGCTGCAATATAAAGTCCATTTGCAGGCTGATCAGTTGATTGCCCACCATTATCAATAAGCATTAACATTTGATCATCACTGGTATTTGTAACTTTAGCGAATCCATAAGCGATAGTATTTGCACCAGCAGCTCCAATTGTTGCATAACAATAAGCTGTATCACTGAATGAAGTCATATATGCAATATCAGAATTTGGGAAAAATTCTCTAGTTACAGTTCCAACATAATTAAATGTCAAGAAATTTGGTGATTTATCGGTGGATGAAATTGCAGATAATATCAAATCCCATCGCTGTTTTGAGCTGGCACTTGAATTATAAAATTGTACTGTTAACGTATCGGTAGCCGCAATAAACTCATGCGACACCCTTTTTCCTACGGGTGTATAGTGGCTCGGACTATTCCAAGATGCAGCACCAGTTAGTTTCATACAACTACCATTGGCTCCTGAATCACCGGTCGAGCTTGTCTCCATCAGGCTAAACTTATATTTAAGACCTGTAGTAACAGAAAACGACCTTGTAACCGTACTTGTGCCAGTACCGCTCTGTGTGATTCTATAGAATGGATCTACCCAAACACAATTAACATTTGACGTTTGACCACCCACAACCCAATCATCAACTACAGATCCACCACCTGTAATTACCGGAATTAAATCCGGGCCAGCCTGAGTGTTACCATCTGTATCATCATTTCCACAAATTGCAGCTACAAGATTATCTCCAAATCTAACACCTGTATTAAAATATTTTGTAATTTCAGTAAGCATTTCCTTATCTACTGCCATATCAGATATTTCATGAACAACGCTTAACCCATCTTCTGCTGGAATATATAATTTATCATCTAGCCCAATAATATTTGTGTTAGGTGTCAAAATATAACCCATATCCGTATCGGAATTATCAAAATATCCAGTTCTCCATGCTGCTACTGAGCTATCGGAAATTGGTAATGCACCAAAACTAATCTCAGTACCGTTACGAATTGCGAGAACATCACCAATCAATGTTGCTGCCTCGGCTGCTCCTATAACATCATGTGCTGTACCATCATCTTTTAGTACAGTTGTAGCGGATCCGTTTGGAACCAGTATTGTAGGAATCTTACGACCAAAAGCATCCGTTGGAGCCCCACTTAATGCTTTCACAAATAAGTTGTTACAATATCCGTTTGCCAAAACCTGAGTAGTATTTAACGTTATCCAACCGGTACCATTAAAATCACTGATATTGCCACCAGCGACTTGATACGCTGTTTCTGTCCATCTATAAACCTTGTCTGCAATGAAATCAAACTTGTATAAATCTAAGTTCGCACCAGCTGCATATAAAGCACCATCGAGAAATACCATGTGTTCAAAGATAATTGTATTAACTTCAAGCTCCATTGAAGGGTTCCACTGAACATTGTCTTGATGTTGTAAGTCATAAATCTCAATATAAGTTCTAGTACTAGCAGTATTAGCCACAATCGCTGCATCTTTTGGAAATTTACCACAAGTATTATACCAAGAGGTATCTTTCTTCTCTCTCCAATCAACTGTATCTAGTGCTGATAATGCCAAACATGCTGTTGTTACTGTAGATGATGTAGAAATATCACCTTCAATAGCGTCAACTGTACCAGTAATGGATCCAGCAGCAGCAGTTATTGCAGCGTCAACCTCTGCTTGTGTGTAATATACAGTATTATGATCGTGACTTGTATCAGATTTATCAGCCAATAGAGCGATAATTTCAGCCTCAGTATAGTATCTGGAATCGTGAGTATGTCCACCTTCTTCATTTGCCATATAAGCATCAGCTGATCTAAGTCCTGCCATGTGAGAATGATCAACTATTACAACATGCCCCCACTCAATAGTAACTCTTGATTCACCGTTCCAATCCATATAGTAATTATCAAAACCGAATTGAAATACATAATCACTATTTAAATCGATATGAACACTACCTGCTGCATATTTAGAAATTGCTGCACCGTAAGTATCGCCATTAAATTGTGTTGGTGATAAAACAGCAGCACCATCTTTAAGAACCCCAACCCTATATTGCCATCCGTTATCAGAATCCTCATCTAGTGCCGACCCAAACATAGCTATTTGAGTAATTTCTAACGCACGATTTTCACCCCTACGGATCAATTCGATATATTTATTTAAGTTAAATTTGAAATTTACCAAACCACCAGCATCGGCATCACCGGGAATATTTGCGTGCCACCCACCAGATCCATCAGTGTTTTTCACAAGATAAGTTGAGGGAACACTCGTATCAATATCGTAACACGTTGTGTTTGAAATTACAGCTCGATCCCATGAATTACCCTGTATTTGAACTCCATAAACACCTTTAAGTGCCATTGATACATGTTCCGGATCTGAATCATCATAAATATATCCAATAGCCACTGGATTGGTTACATAATTTTCGCCTGTAGTAGATGATGTATCCAAACAGTCTTTTACTGGCTGATTAATAATCACATTCCCAGCAGTATCATCTAAATAAATTACATCACCCTTTACATAGCCTGATTCTCCTGTGTCGAAGGTATCTAGTGAAACATTAACACTTTGATCAGTAACAACCGATTCGTTGGCCATACCGTAAAAAATAGCCCCCTCCGGTGTTGCTGCATTACAAAGTAGAACCTTAGTGTTATCTGAGGGATCTAATCTAACTGGCATACCTGCGGTAATGTTTTCACCAGCAATATGAGATACAACTTTTCTAATAAAACTATCAACATAAGTTTTTACCGCTCGCTCCGTTGGTAAAGCTGTGTCGCTATTTCCCATAAGTGAACCATCAATCGATACTTCATTAATTTCAGTATTGAGATCCAAAGCAAAACTTCCAGCCTGAACTTTACCTGTAACATTAGCATCACCTTTAACTTCTAAGTCGTTTGTAATTTTTAAGTGGTCTAAATATCCTGCATCAATCCCTGTCCAATAACTAAGTTGTAGCGGTACTGCATCATCAATAACCTCAATCGATCCACCACCATAAAAAACTCTGTATTGTTCCGCACTAATATCACCCATGAAGGATGCAACTCTACCAGCAGCAATTGTAACTTCTGCTCCCGGCTCAAATCTACAAGTCACGTTCGCTGGAAATGTAATGTTGTCATTAAACGTATAAGCTCCTGCTTGAAATAAAAGAGTGTATTCCGTAGCTGGATCTAAATCATCTAACCCATTTTGAATTAATTCTGAGCTGGATCCAAAATCTGTAAGAGCATCTGTAGCTAAACCATCAGCAATTGACGATGCTGAATATCTAACACCTTCATAAGTAGCTTGAACTACATCAGCTGTATCTAAAACTTCAATGTAATAAGATCCATCAGCATAAACTTTCGCCTGACCTTTAGCGTCCAATCTAATTGGCTGACTTAAAACCTGTGTTTGAGTATCATCTGCAAAAACATCCTTTGGCTCAGTTTTCCCACCGTTCGCCCAAAAATAAACCTTACCGTTAGATAATGGTTCGTTATCTATTGTAATCAGTCCTGACATTAAAAAATCAACCTGTTTAGCTATCAAATCTACCATTACTACACGCTCCTAATAACTTGATGAAATAAACCTGCTTGTTTCAAGCGGTTTATCTTGTTTTTTTGCGGTTTTCAATGCCTCTTTCGCCCTAGCGTTAAGTGCATAAACCTGCCGATCTTCTAAAGAATATTCAAAAGACAAATCCACTGCCAATAAATATTTCAAAGCTCGCATCCAATTATCAGGAAAATCAAAGCTATCAGTTTCACCCACACCATAATTCTCACTACGAATCACCGCCTCGTAACGTAATAATAACCCATCAGTCCCAACCTCATTAGGTATTGGTCTAATATGAGCTATATTTGTTGAACCGTTCGCCTCGACATAAATATATTCAGGTGATCCGGTTAGTTTAGAGCTGGAATCATTGATATAAACATCCTCTCTAACGATCGGTACAGTAAACTTACTACCAGCTTTTGTGAAATATGCTTTCACAAGTCCAGCCTCATCATCCGCTAAATTAAAATCACCTGCACATGAATATCTCACATTATCACCATGTTCAGCTGTAGCCTCTAAACTACTATCTTCTATCCAATATTCACTTTGTAAAACACCTGTTACTGGACTAGTGTCCTCTACTGCCTTCCAAACTAGTCCACCATCTGAAATTACAAGATCCTTTTCAGCCGGCCATGCTGGCTCAACCGCTCCGGAAACTCCAAATTGAGTATTAATATAATAAAAACCATTCGCCACCGTTGGCCTAACAATTACATCTACTGGAATTTCGGTAGCTGTTACCCAATCAGTAGTATCTGGTGTTGTGTGAGTTTTTACACATCGGTATGTTTTACCATCTGTACCAGTAATTACACTAGATGCTCTAAAAACTTTTGTTCGCCATTCTTTTTTGAAAATTCTTTGACCATCGACTTCAAGCTCATCAATGATATTATTTAACGCAATTCTAGCGTTTTCCATAGCCTCAGTATCAGGTAAATCCCCATCACTATAGCCATTCACCATTCTAAGTGAGGATAGTATTAGTGTATTAACTTTTTCATCGTATTGTGTACCCATATCTGCCCCCTATTATATTGTAATAAAATGCTCGTGTTTGTAAACCATACCTGGCCTATTTTGAGCAATATGAATAAAACCTTTTGTTTTGTACCAAATCACCTGCCTATATGGGCAATGATTAACTATCCACCAAAACATCATTTCAATAAGTTTTATCTCTTCCGGATATAGATCCATGCCAGCAAATGATTCATGATCGGATCCATTCACTCCACCTACCGCTTTATTCAATTTATCTGGTCGACCTGCTGAGGTAACATTTAATTTACCAAACTTATCCCTTGCAGGTTGAGCGATAGATTCGCAAAGTAACTTGAACATATCCTTTTCATTTTGAAATGGATGCCCCTGTTCTTTTAATTCCTCAATTATTTCAGGATGATCTTTTGAAACTAAACTTTCCCAATATGAAAAGTTAACTGTGCAATCTCCCATTAGAATTTAAGACCTAACTTAAAAGAATCGCCAATTACTGCCGCTGATAAATTATCATGCTTTAAGCTAACCCCAATTTTTTTAGTTTTCGGATCGTAACTAACACCAACGTTACCAATTTTTTTAGCCTCAGTATCTAGTTTTTTAGCAATACTAACCTTAACCCAATCCTCGACACCTTTAACATCTAATCCCTTTGTAATTCTTTTGTTTATTAATTTAATAGCTTTGTCGTCCCAATTGAACGGAGTGAGTTTTACTAATCCTTGTAATATAAAATAATATGCTGGCCAATACTGAATTGCACCTTTAATTAAACTTGCGATTTTCTTAATCATGGTTTTTCTCCTTTTTAAGATGATGCCGGCCAGTGGATAAAGCCGGCATCAGAGCTTGTTAACTAATTATGATCAGTTAGGTTTTATCCTAAATTCATAACCTTGTGATACTCAGCCTCAATTAACAATTTTGCAGTTGCAGCACCGTTAGCCATTGTAAGATCAATTGTTCCAGCGTCAGCGTAATAAACACCAACACTACCAGCATCAGCAGCTAAAGTTTTGCTAACTAATCCAGCAGCAGCGTTTAAGTTAACACTACCTTTGAAAGCATCATCATCCGCAACATTACCAATTTTAGCGGTACAGGTTGCCCCTTCGGCTGTAATTAGTCTAGTGCGTACCATTGTTACCATAACCCCAGCAGGGATTTTGATAACAGGAACTACATCAGATGCACTAACATTGGTTAAAGAAAAATCAATAACTTCCTGTGCAACTCCGACACGTCCCTCAATTACTTCATGTCCAGTTTTACCCTCGATAAATTCTGTTCTTGTACTCATTGTTCTATGTCCTTCCTAGCTTATGCTACTTTTGTTCTTGCAACTCGAATTTGCAATGAACCATAATCTTTACCGTTAAATTGTGGTTTAGCTGCTTTAAGCATCATTTGGTAAGAATAACCAAATGCTCTACCGTAATCACCAGTATCATGATTCATTTGTGGAGTAATACCCATTGCTAAACAGATTGCTTTAGCTCCGAAGAAAGAAACATATCCACCAGGAACATTTCCACCAGCTCCCCATGTATCAGTTACATAAGATCTTTCACTCTCATAAACAATAACTCCATCAGCTGTTACGAATTCTGCACCAGCGAAAAGCGGATTGTCCATATTTCTAGGTAATGCATCTTTCCATGCCTCGCCCATATCTTCTTTCAAGTCAGCAAGAATATCAGGGTGACATACTGCAACGTAAAACTTTTTACCTTTAACAGTTAATGGCTCAATAATATATCTATCCCCACCAGATCTAGTTTTTGCAATAATATTTGCTTTTGATAGCAATTTTGCAGTCAACTTATCTGTAGCTGTAAGCGTTGCGTCTGTTGTTGCTACACCTTGATAGATAATTGTTGTTGGATCATTTTCAAGTGCTGCGAACAATAATTTATCTAGTTTTTCTACACCCCAACCAGCAAGCTGATCTTTCATTGAATCCTCAATATGGAACATAACTTTTTTACGTCCTAGTGGTGACACGTCTTTTACAGCGTGTGCATACTCTTCAAGCTCAATTGAGAACTTGTATGCTTTCATTTCTTCTTCATTACCTTCAAGAGATTTTTGAGAAGATCCAGTGATACCAGCACCAGTTAATGCCATTACCATTGAGAAACTAATTGTATCCCCTTGAACTTTAGTAAGATCTCTCTTAATAAAGATAGGCATTTTTGAACTAGATTCAATTACTGATCCAGTTGCCTGTTTAATATGTCCAGTTTTTCCAATTGTTGGAAAACTCCAAAACCTAGAGAAAAAAGAATCGGCTAGCGTTTCCTTAAAAGTTTTCTCTAAATATATTTGTTTTTTCAAATCGCTATTGGTTGAAAAATCGTTTGCACCCATGTTACTACTCCTTAATATTTTCCATCATTTTATCCAGCTGATCAGATGATGAATATAACATCTGAGCTGCGGTAAATGATTGTTTGTTGTTACCGGAATTACCGGCATTAGAAGAAACCCCAGCAGGATCATCAAGCATTTTGTTGATTTTTTTCCTTACCTTACCCGGATTCTCCCTTATTTGTTTCTTCATTTTAGCGTTTGCTTTCTTAAGTGCCTTCATTTCTTTAGATAACTCTACTCTTTTATGTAGGTTAAATAGCGTTCCAGCATCAAAGTTATACGCATCTTTTCTTAGCTGTGCTGCTGCCAACACACCCCTTTCACCCGGCATATCCATCTTTATAAGCTCGGCCATATCACCAATACTATCGTCAAAATCTTCAACACTTTCTTCCAGGAACTTCCTAGTTTGTGATCTTCTGATTTCTCCATCAATATTCGCAACACGATCTTTCGCCTTGTCGACTTCCTTACGCTCTGTTGGTGTCAGATCATCATACTCATCATCAGTAATATCAGCCTTAGTAGCTAAATCACTTCGCTCTTTGGTTAAAGAATTGATCTGAGATTCCAGATCCTTATTCTTACCTCGCTCGTCACCTAGATTCTTACCTTGTTTACCAATAATTTTCTGTTTCTCGAAAACTTGCCGATCTTTCTTTTCGATTTCAGCTAACGCTTTTTCATTTTCAATGCCCATGTCGAGATATTTTTTCTTATCGAAAACAAACTCGCTATCGTCATTGTTATCATTGTCGTCATCTTCATCTTCATCTTCATCTTCATCATCAGAATCAGAATCATCTTCGTCATCGTTAGAATCAGAATCGTCCTCGTCAGAATCATCAGAACCGTCTTGATCATCCTTTTCCTCGTTATCATTATCATCATCGTTTTCCTCATCGGGATTCAGATCATCAAACGTGAAAAATTCTTTTTCCTCACCATCATCACTATTTTGTCCATCTACTTGGCTTTGCTTGCCCATTCCACTTTCCTTTCGGGTAGCTTTCGCTAGTATTCCCTGTTGATTTTACCCAGAGCAATTAAGCTGTATTCTAGGCATAAAAAAAGGGCAAACAGAATTAACTGCTTGCCCTATGGTTGTTCCATTCGGATTACCTATTAAAATTATTATCACAAATTATTTGAAAAGTCAAAATTGTGGTGCTTGAAACGTAAAACCCAAAACGATCAAGCACCTGTGAACTAGGCAACACATCAAAACCTATTTCACAAAAATAATGTAATAACAGCTGGGAACACGAAAAAATCCAGTGCTATTACATTACTATTCTATCACACTAACCCTGTTTAGTTTGCCCTCTACTTTGTGCAGCGATCTGCGTTTTAGCAATTTCAGTTTGGTTTTTATCCCGTTGAGCTTTAGCCTCAGCCTCAGCTTGTTGCTGCATGATCTGCATGATCTCTTTTTTCTCAGTAACAGGTAGATCAGAAAGTTTAACGAATACTTGTGGCGGTACTGGAACACCAGCTTGTGCAAGAAACGTAAATTTCTTGAAGTCGCCCATTCTTTTAGTAGGACTGTTGTCACCATGAGTTACTGCAATATCATATTTAGATAAATCTGCATCTCTCCAAATTTTACCAATTTCTTCCGGTGAATATTTCGGTAATTGACTTTCTTCGCCAGTTTCAACGGATCCTAGGATTCTGTTAACTCTTGCCTCGTCATAGACCTCCCGGAACATCTCAATCAATAGTTTACCTAGCATTTCGTCTGCAAGTGCCATAGCGTCAAATAAATACTCGTTACCAACCAAAGCAGCTGTTTGTCTATCCTCATAGAGTACTGACGAGCTTGCATCACTACCCATACCTAACATTTCATTGTTAATTGAACTGATTTCGTTCAAGTCTTGTGATGATTGCTGTTCAAGTAATGTAAGCTCACTAGGAAACCTAATACCTTCCTCTTTAACCGGTCTTTTATCAATGTTCTGCACTTTAATTGCAAAACCCGGTTTACTCCTGTCATTCAAAAATTTACTCTCTTCGATTGCATCAAAAGTATCATCGTCATAATAAAATCCTGTTGCAGCTGTTTTATTAGCAATATCACTCATTGTTGATCTACGTTTATTTATTTCACGTTGTGGATCCAGAAGATCACGAACCTTACCTTTAATTTTCCCTTTACGTTTAGTTGCGTAAACTGGAATTGAAGTAAATGAACTGTACCCGGTACGCTTACATGATAGTAATAGTGGCCCAACAATTTTGCTTTCCCAAATATCACATGCCATTCGTTCAATCTTGTCAAACCCCGGTATGCTTAAAATTTGTGCAATTTGTTTTTTACTTAAATCATAAATCGAAGGTCTACCTTCCTGGCCATCAAGATAAAAATTTTCTTCCAAATTTACCAATGCCTTACGCTTTTCATATTTCTTATGCTGAACAGAAATTAATCTAAGCTGACCTTTATCTCGATCAATAAGCTCTCCATAATTTTCGCCCGGTGCTAACACATTATATTTCATTTCAGCCTCGTCATAGATCGATCCATCATCAATCTCTTTAGCTTTATCAGGTGCGATCATTTTCAGCTGTCCACGACTGATCCATCTATAGGCTGCACGATATTCACAATCGCTAAGGTCTTTTTTCTCATGCTGACCATAAATAATACTGTCCCAAGGAAACCGTTCAATTTTAATATCACCATCGATATTTTTTGTCCGATCAATATAAACATTATAATTGCCTCTACCTGTAATACACATATCCTCAAATATCTCTGCTTTAGCAAATCTAACTTTATTTTGTGCAAAAACGTTAATCGCCAATGCATTTAATATATCCGCAACAACTTCATCACCATCTTCCGTCGGTGAATATTTCAGCTGTGTCATGTTTCGTCTAGCATATCCACTAAGTCCATCAATTTTCGGTGCAATTTTATTTATCGTTAGTGCTGGTCGATCTGTTTCTTTAAGTGACGCTAATACTGATTCTTCCCACTGCTTATCACCAAAATAAAAATCCTCGGCAATTTCACCGGCTGTTAAATAATCATCGTCATAAGCTCTAGCTGCATTAAATAATTCCAAGGCCTCCGCATAGTTAGCCTCTTCATCTTTTTTCTTACCTTCATGCTGCTTTTCATCAACGACAATCTCAAGCTCGCCAATCTCATGAACATGACCATCTTCTGCTGGCATGACCTGTAAAACCACTTTCCCTGTACCTTGTACCTGTCCAGTACCATCCATCATTTCTTTTTGTGTTCTAGCTACTGCATGTTTGTGTCCATCATCACTACTAGTTAATCCGATATTATCATTAATCATAAAAATAATATGATCATGTCCGTTTTCAGATTTTATTGCTTGTTTTAATCCTGCCATAAAAATACCCTCCTGTTAGTACGTTACCACTGCGGTGAGCATAGCGGCTGATAACCAATATATCGTTTTGCGTATGTCTCCATTAAATAAATATACCACACTCGCTAAAATGTCCAACACGATCAAAATTGTTGGAAAAAGTTTAACCACATTAATCCTTCCTAGTAACTTTCACCCACAATTCCATTGCTGTTATTAACCACGCATCAAAAAACTCTTTATCAAGTTTATTGGTTTTAAGGTTCTGTAAAGCACAATTAATTAATGCTCTCGCTCCCTTTGGGGTTCTCATATAACTAGGCATTGCAACAAGTGTTGCTTGTACTCTCTTTTCGACAGCTGTTTGTTTAAGTGCGATTATCTTACACATCATTACCTTGCCATCCAGCCGGGACTATTATTCCCTTTAATCAAATCTCTAGCTTTCATACGCTGGACTTTTTTGCGATTAAGTAATGATGAATATGATTTGAAACACGTTAGTGCCAGTGCATCTGCCCTATTAGGACTTTTATAACCTAATTTACTTATCATTTCCTTACGATACTCTGCATCTTTTTTACTAAGGACCTTGATCTTACCACTACCGGCCTCATCATCATATTTAAGTAAACTCAATTCACCTTCAAGTTCATCATCATCCGGTGGTATTGCTATGTCTCCATCCTCAAATAAACATCTGATTCGCCAATATAACTCGTCCCGGATCATTACAAACCTATCACTGTTAGCTGCTGCTTTCCGAACGTTTACACCCTTAATCCGATACCCCATATTCTTGATCCTATGGTACGCACCGTTACCTATACCGTTCATGTCGATGCTCATTTCATCAACATCTTCACCCTTCATTACGTCCATATCATGCTCTCTCATTACCCAGCTGGCTACTGCATCCGTATCACTACTAGTATTTTTCTTAAAGCTCAGTATCTTCCCACCTTTACGTTTACATAACATACTGTCGTCACCACCACCGCCTACATCAATGCCAAATAAATACGGATCATCTTCTGCCGGCTGAAAAAAATCATACCTATCTTTCGCCGCCTGGATCCATGACCATGGTATTAATGCACCCTCCTCTTCAAGTGGCGGTAGCCCTAATACACTCACCCTATATTTATTGCTATCTACACCATATTTTTTCTTCATATAATCGATCGTGTCTTTTTTTACCAACGTACTGTTTTCAGCGTTGATCTGCATTGTTACCCACTTATCTTTCATCTTACCCTGCGTCTCTATCGCCCAGCCAGTATTCTTGTTCGGGTTGAATATCGCAAATATTACGTTTACCGCAAATGTTAATGTCGATTCGATTGGTTCAAATATATGGTCCGGTACACCTGATGCCTCATCAATTAAAAACAACATGTTCCTGTCATGCTGACCTTGTACCGCCGCCTTCTGTGTCTCAACATCACTGTTCTTCGGGAACGTCATAATAAACATTACCCACTTCTCACCCTTCTCAACTTTCGGTACATGTTTACAATATATCTTGTCCGTCTGTTTCTCAATTAAATCATTCAACAGACAATCATCACCATATACTTGTACAGCGTGACCTATCCATTTACTTATTTCTGACCATAAATTCTTCTTAATTTGATCATACTTCGGCCCCATAATTACTACCCTCGCCCTATCAAAACAAACGAAAAACCATAACGCTACCATACTACATATAGCAGTCTTGCCTACACCTTTACCCGACTGAATACTCGCCCCAACTTTCGACGCTAACCTATCTATCTCTTCCGGAACAGCTTTCCCAGCCTCTTCCAACCATCCCTTATACTGCTTAGCCCTTACTAATTCACAAAACCTTAAATATATCTCCCTCTGTAATGGATCCAGTTCACATTTACATTCACATATATTTATTCCCACCGCCTCAACTAAAAATAACTCAGGATTCTCTATCCATTCACCCCTCTTTCGGCTGAAATTGTTGTAGATCTCATTCTTGTCCTGTGCTGCAACTTTACCCACTTATCTTCTCCGTTTCCTCAAAAGGTAACCGGCTGATAAATATCGTAGGTTCCCCATCAACTACCACTAACTCAAAACTGATCTTTAACCGCCCATACTTAATGTCCTTAAACCTAGCCTTTTGCAGTAACCAATTCTTCGCCGGTATTCTTACGTCCTCATCTATTAAACTCATATCCACTAAACCTCCTCAATTATTAACTCATCTTCATTATTTTCTACATTTCTACATTTAGCCTCATGCCCGAATATATCATCGATTGGATCGCCCTCCGTTAAATCCGTTAAATCCGGTAATGGTGCGGTTTTAGGAGGAAAAACGTCTGTAATATCAGTATTTTTTTCAGAGTGGTGATCCGATTTACACGATCGGCGACTTTCAGATTCCAAGATCGACCCCCCCCCATCTTTTTCATTATCAGGTGGAGTAGGTTTGATCGCTATCAACTTGCCTTCCAATAATTGTTGTTTCCGGTCGTTGTCAGATTGGCGAGAGATCAAAGACCACATCCGGTTCTCAGTGATGTTGGTAGCCTTTCCAGTTTCCGTACGCTCTTGATCGTAACTAGTCTTGTTTAATTGAGTTATTACCTTGATCAGATCCGATATATCCCTAGGTGATAATCTTTTCACCTCTGCTTTATTGCTCAACTTATCAAGGATCACATCAAGTAGTTTACTATTAACATCAAGTGATTTGGATTGTATTAATGCCTGTAGATCCGCTCTATGACTGCGAAAATCGGTGATCTGAATTTGTAGCTCTGACACCACCTCTAATAAATTAGTTAGTCTTTGACGTCCCAAACCTGTTATCTGGCTGACTTGAGATGATGGCACACCGTTATTTAGCAATGTAATTGCATGAGATTCTTTGGCTGTTAACTTCGTGGTTTTACCTGCTTTGTTTTGCTTGCGAGTATTTGTCTTTTTATTCATAGCTAAAAACTACCATAAAGAGCCGAAAAAAACTAACAATGTCACACGTTCACTCAAAGCGAACAACTGGCTACCGTTTTGGCAATTGTCACAACGTCACCCAATAAACCTAAAAATGCCAATTCTCCCCAAAACAGTGACTGTCAGTGGCTTAACGCAATTTCGTAATATTTAACAATCTAGATATGACACCTTAAAATGTTTAGAAAACTTGCAATCAGTGCATATATGAATTACTCTGATTTAGCCTTACTGTAGCCACAGAAAAAAAAGGATAATAATAATAATAATAATAATAATAATAATAATAATAATAATAATAATACTTAAAAAAAGGTTAGAAAGGTTCCAAAAAGTATTACAAAAAAAACACACATGGAGGAAACACAATGGAAAACTACATAGTCAATATCAAACTAGATGAATTTTATGGATCGAAAAAAGAAATACAAACAGCACTACGAAGTGTTGCAGATCGCTTGGACGATCACGCTGGACTGGCTGATTTGGGTATCTATGATACCAATGGTAACTATCGTGGCGGAGCGTCACTCGTAACGGAGGCAGAGTGATGACTCAACCAACAAAAATCAGGCTCAAAGAAATTAAAAAAAATATCAGCAAAATGGATGAGATCCATAAATACATGCTGTTAGGTCGGCTGCAGGACGACTGTAAGTATTGTATCGAGAATGCCAGCACCAACCACCTTTGGGCTGGTGCCGGTAAGGTCGAAGAGCAAATCGAGTATATGTTCACAATTTACAAAAGCTTCGGGCTTTTTGATAAACCGAAATGGATCAAAAAAAGAACAATAAAAAAATACAATAGAGAACTATTGAAAATTAGGAGCTAAGAAAAATGACACAATCAAAAATAAAAAAATTAAAATTGCAATGCGAACCAATTAAAAAAATTACAAACTATCAGGCACTAAGGGCTACACAGGAGCAGTTAATAAACAAGTTTCCTATAGCTTTCACATTTGCACGAACCAAAGAAGAAGCACTCAAAGACTTACAAAAAAAAATACCCCTAACAGATCCGGCGGATGAATATTGTTCTATTGGATGCGGTGGAATTATCAGATCGTCTGATGTTGCTGAATGGAATCACCTGACAGAAACCTGCGATCAGGAGCTAACGGAGTTTCTATCTGATCCAGAAAATTTCACCGAGGCTCTAAAATGCGAACTGTCTAACCATGAATATCAGTTTGCAGAAGATCCAGAACCGGCATTGTCAGCTCTAGGGCTAGACCTTAACACAATGAACGCAGACGACAAAAAAATGGTTGTGCGAGTGTGTCAGGACTACATGCAAGACTGTATTAAAAATGATTGGTTCTAGTATGAAAACTACAGCAATTATTGTTATCGGATGCCTTGCGATCACTTCCAGCGTGCTAATGCTGGAGGGGATCAATAACACTTATCAACCGGAAAAATTGGAGCTGGTAAAATCTGAATATCACTACTTATTAGACTTAGTAAAAGCAGACGCAGACTATCACGATAGCGAAGGCGACACGATCAAAGCAGATGAAATTTATAAAATCCACCGGAAAATAAAAAAGGAGTTAACAAAATGAAAAAATACACACGATCAGATTATAATCACATCTCAATCACTGGATCGCTCACAGATCAGTCGCAAAAACATATAGGAAATGTTGAAGAAAACGGCAGAACTAAAACCTCATTTATTATCAGAGTAGAACGACCGCAGGAGCTAAAATCAGCTCAACCATATTATGACTATATTAATTGTGTGGCATGGGCTGGGCTGGCTGATTTTATATTCGACCAACGCAGGGGATCAATAGTAAAAGTAGACGGAATGTTAACGCTACATAGCCACCTAATTGATGGTGAAAAAAAATGGATCACCGAAATCGTAGCGGATAATATCGAGCTGATCAGATGAAAATTAAACTCAAAAATTGATCCGACCAATACAGAAAGTGAGAAATAAAATGGCAGTCATGGAATTAGTAAACGGTAAAATGATAGGCGATGTATTTTACCAAAGCGGATTGAGTATTTTATTAGATTATGAGGAAGACAAGATCGGGACGTATGAGAGAAACTCACAAGGCGAAATTGACGCAAAATATATAGAGCTTGGAGAATAAAAAATGACAAAAGAACACGCAGAAAAAAAACAACAGATTGAGAAAATTTTAGCACACGCAACGGGGAGCGAAACGTTGCACCGTTACACGCTAAGCTATGGTGTAACAGATGGGATTAAAGCTCTTTGCGAGGTCGCAGGCTGTTACTGGCTAATAGATTTGATAATAAGTCATCAGGTGAAGGCTAGCGTCAAAGCTGAAAGCTTTCAAACTTGGGAGCTAACAGTGGCGAACGATAGAGGGGTGGCACAGGCTACGGATGGGAATAATCGGATCATAGCAACGCAAAAAATACCCTATACCGACTTCCCACTAGATAAGATCAAATTATATTTGATCAACAAAACAATCTTACTACCGAGCGAGTATTAGAAAGGGCGAGAAAATGGAACAGATAAAAATAAACGGTGTAATCGATGATGTTGCTAAGATCCACGAGGTAAACGACAGGATCAAAACAGTTGGAGGACTACGTATCGAGACACAACAAGAAAACAGCAAGGGCGAAATTACAACGCTTAGAACAATGTTATCAATGGTGCAATGGGGTGCTGGTGCTGACCTATTACAATTTGTAGCAGGTGATAAGGTAACCGTAACCGGTACGGTAGGTTGGAAAACAACAATAATCGAGGGGGAGCAACGACTCCTTACCACAATTTTAGTAACCGAAATAACGGAGGGCTGGGAATAATGCAAAAATATATAATCACAATCGAGGACATGGAAATTACAGCTGAATCGGACGAACTGGCTATGTATAAAGCTAAACAACGTATGAAAGATGGCAACTATCAATTATGGATCGCAGACATTGAAGAAGGGGGTGAATAATGACCGAAAAATGGTTTTTTACATTTATGACCAAACAAACATTATTAAAAAATAAAATAATAATTTTTGAAGGTGATATTTGTGAAACCAGAAACGAAATGGTGAAAAATTTTGGTGCAAAATGGGCTTTCCAATACGAAATTGAAAAGTTGGGCAACGTTTTAGAATCTTATCAACACATATCAGAAATTCAAATATGCCACGCTTGTGACACGAAAGGGGGAGAAAACATACACGATATTCATGATGTTATTCGTGAAGATAAAAATAAATGGATCTGTAGAGATTGTGAAACAAAAAAAGAAAGTGAGTAAAAAAAATGGCAAAAATTAAAATAAACGCAGAAAGAGAAATCAACAAAGTAGCGGACTTTATCGTAAAAAATTGCTGGTTTAACAGAGGCTTTTTGAATGATAAAGGTGGAATTAAAATCTATGCGGCAGATAAATATGTAAGTATGGAAAACGCAGGGCTTGAGATTAACAGGACGTCAGCTGGAACAATTAATATTTCACAAAAAAACTATACCGGTGAACCGTTCACAATTGAGAACGTGCTGGAACTACTGCTAGAAATCAAAACGGTTTTTGTTGCAGAAATGAAAAAACCCCGTCCGGATCTGATCGAGATAAAACAATCAGAAATTAAATCATTACAAAATGATATTAAAAAAATTAAGGAGCTAGGCAATGCGAAATAGAATAGATATAGCGGTTAACAATGCACGATTAGAAAGTTTTAGCGTCTGTTCGCTAAGTAATAAAAAAATACCAGATATAGGTGCAACACTAGGGCTATATGCAGGTGAGAAAAAAATATCTGAATTCAGAATAACAACGAACAGTTGGGACGATAACAAATTTATTGCACCAATCAAACTCCATGAATCAATTGTTAAAATTGCAATAGAACTGGAAGTTATAGCGACACAATTATGTAATAGCGAAATGGCACAATTGCCAGCACCGAAAGAAGGTTAAAAATGACAAAAACTAATCTAATATACAAAATTTATGAGTTGATCGAGACAGAAGAGGGCAATCAGGATAAGTTTTCCGAGAAAATTATCAATAAATATAAAAAAACCACCACGTCCAATAAGGCGATTATAGATGATATTTTTATTGATCTGTGTGGTTATTCACTAGAAACACTTATAAACGGTGAGGAGGACTAGATTATGGGAGACTTCGCAGATATGGCTTTAAGCGGTGATTTTTGTCAGGTATGTGGTGAGTTTTTGGGTGATGGCTGGGGATTCCCTGTCACCTGTGATGATTGTAAGGAGGATTAAACTATGAAAGTAAAAGGTAAAATAATAAAAATAAACCACCTATCAAGAGGTAGGGTGGAGTTACTTATTCAACCAGATAAAGGGACGGTTGTCAGCGTTCGCACTAGTAAACAAACCGAAGGATTAGCGGAGGTTATTAAAGAGCTTATAAACGTGGGTAAATATGTAGTAGCTGTTTATCTTAACGATACATTCGTTAATCTAATTCAAGACCTGCAAATTGTCGAGTTCAAGGCTTGTTCAAGTGAATCGGGATGTATTATAGGGGTTCAGCAGGATGAATCGCTTGGTACCGTTTATGCATTTGAAAACGAGGCTCTAGGGGAGTTAGAATTAGAGTTTAAGTTTTGTCCGAGTTGTGGAGCAAAATTAAATGTCTAAAAAAAAACGTAACTATGCAACCAAAACCGAAATCAAAACTAGAAAGAGATATATATCTCAATTGGTAGCTGAAAAGGAATACCGAAAAGATAAAACTAAGATCCTTGTCGATAACAATCTAGTAGCTATCTTAGAAAGTGGGCGGTTTGGTAAAAACAAAATCGATTCATCAAGAGAGGTCGCTAGGATCCTAAAGGGGGACAAACTTATTAGATTAAACATGTCACAACTGAAACAAATAATCCCCGAAATCGATAACAAGGTAATCAAACAGCTGTTAAGTATTATCGTTGAATCAGACGTGACAAGGATTGTATCAAAATCAGCATGGATTAAATAACTTATCGTTTCGACAATTGTCACAACAGTGTGTATACTATGACTAGTGCGGTTAGTAATAATCGACACCAAAAAGAGAAGGAGAAGTGGATATGGCAAAAGGTGCTTATGTATCAAAAAAGACCCATCAAGTAACATTATATGACGACCGTTATTATAATGTTGGTGGCAAGAAAACCGAATGGACGGATGAAATAACGGGTGAAAAACACGTTGAAATTGAGGGGGGTAAATATTTCCCATCAGTAACAACAGTATTATCTCTCAAGGCTCCAAATTCAGCACTCAAGCAGTGGATGTTAGGGCTGGGATTAAACTATCCTGCTGTGATGGAAGATTTAGCCGAAAAGGGTACGAAAGTACATGATCTGTGTGAACGGATCCTAAAAGGTGAAGTTGTTCGATATGAAAAAGGTATGGAACATGATGGAGTGTGGAAAAAAGTTTGTAGGTTCCATGATTTTTGTCTCAAAATGAATCCTGAACCAGTTTTTATTGAAGGCACAATTTATTCAATGAAAAATGAATATGCCGGAACACTCGATAATATTTGCTGGATTAATACTCATGAAAATAAAAAAAGAGTTAAGTTAAATGATAAGGGGAAAGCTCTATCACCAAAACAACTAGATCCAGATGAAAATGGTAATGATGTTTGGATTGAAGATCCAAAAAACGAACGTGTACTTGCAATTATTGATATTAAATCAGGTAAGACAATGGGGCTTAACTATGAATATCAGTTAGCTAGTTACTGGTCAGCGGTAGCGGAAATGCTCGTAGACAAGGAAATTGATATACCAGCAGTGCCAACAGTGGGTTACATCTTATTGTTGGGTGTAGAGACAACGAAGGGTTGGAGATTGTGTCAGGTAAAAGAGCCAAAGGCTAAAATGGACATCTTCAAATCAATATTATCTATTTGGCATGCAGAAAATGAATCTTATGCCGATAAGAAAAAACAGTTTCCATCAGTTATTGATTGGCAACCGAAAGGAGCAAATCCGGATCAGGTAGAGCCGGCAGAAGAAGAAAAGAAATAAACCAGAAAACGCTAAGAGTTAATATAACCAAAAGCAAGAAAGGGAAATAAAAATGGCAATACCATTAAGAAAAGGAAAAGAAGGAAGTTTTGAACAGGCACCGGCAGGAACTTATAATGCTTTATGCATTGGAGTTGCAGACTTAGGGATGCAAGAAACTAAGTACGGTATTAAACATGAACTGTTATTAGTTTTTGAAATTGATGAGGAAACCAAAGACGGTAAGCGGTTTCAAATTACCAAAAAAGTCACTAATGTAATGGGAGATAGGTCAAACCTTGTTACTATCATCAAAGGTCTTGGAATGGATCCAGTTGAAGGGTTTGATATTGAAGAGGTTGCAGGTAAACCTTGTATGGCTGCTATCGTTCACAATCAGGTGGGTGATAAAACATACGTTAATATCGATAGTGTTTCGGCACTACCTAAAGGAATGGAGCCACTAACTCAGGAAACTGAAATGGAAGGTGTTCAAAAATTGGTAGATCATTTTGTTAACAAACAGGTTGTTAATAATGAAGTTACTGAAAAAGATATTAAAGATGCTCCGTTCTAAACAGAGTTAAATTAAGGGGTAGCCTCCATACTGGGCTACCCTTTTTTTAGGGGAAACCAAATTATGTTAAATTACATAAAAATCAAAAAAAAGAATAAATTGAACAAAAAACGTATTAGAAATTTTATAAAAAACAAACCTATTAATTTACTAATTATGGGTGGATCTTTACGAAAGGTGAAACATGACTTTATCAGCCGACCAAATTAGACATTTTTTTGCAATCATAGGTACTAAACAAGGTAGGCGGATATTCCGTATTATCTCTACTGAAAAGAGTGGTGCTTATATGAGCGAGATCCAAAATAGATCTAAGTTCAAAACTTGGAAAACTAATTTTTGGGTACAAAAATTAGTGGAAACTGGAATTGTTAAAAAAACAAAAATCACCGAAGATAATGGATTCACTCCGTTAGTTTACAATATTAATTTAGAAAATTTACAAATAATCAAAGACCATTGGAGAGACAACTATGCAAATATCAATCGACAAGTTAAACCATCACTTAAAATTCGCTAAGTTTCAGGTACAAAATAAAAAGGGTAGGGCTAAATTCGCTTGGCAAATTAAAGTGGCTGACTATCAAGAATCATTAAAAATACTTAAAGGAGTACAAGCTCATGTTAAACCCACAACCAAACATATTACTCCACAAGGATGATTATATTCATGTAGTTTTCAATACTGCCAGATCCTCACTTGCAGAAGTTCCCTTTGAAGAGGAGCGATTCATGCGGGGTTTGGGGGCTGTTCTTATTAGAAAAGGGGTGTTCCCTTGGCAATTCGGATTATCTCTCATGGCTATGATGATTATCAAAAATGAATTCCCTGATGCGATTATTGATATAGAAATAAAGAAAAAATTAAGTTATCTATGGAAAGAATCGCCAGCTGAATATATCAATCGTAAAAGTAAAACCAAACCATTCCCACACCAATCCAAAGGGCTTGCTTATATTTTAGACAAAAAACAGGTGATTCTGTCTTGGGGGGTTGGTGTTGGTAAAACCAAACCAGTAGTCGATTTAGTTCAGGTGGCAGGCGGTAAGGCTCTTGTTATTACACCTGCATCGATTATGGATAATTTTGCTAGTGAGGTCGAAAAACACAGTGACCTAACTTATTCAATTCTTCGTGGATCATTAAAAAAACGTCTGTCTATTATCAAAGAACCGGCTGATATTCATATCGTGAATTACGAGATGATTGAGAAATTACTACCACAGCTGATTGAACAAAATTACCAAACAATAATAATGGACGAGATCCATGCACTGAAAAATACAGCAGCTAAACGTACTAAAGCTGTATTAAAACTTGTAGAAAAAACTAGAGAACAAAAGGCTTTAACACCTAATTATGTAAAATTACATAATTCACCATTAAAAAATAAAGGTAATAATAATAATAATAATAATAATAATAATAATAATAATAACCTTTTTTTGGTTGGACTCTCTGGAACGGTTTTGAGCAATTCATATAAGGATCTATTTTCTATCTACAAAATAATTAATCCACAAGTGTTAGGTAAAACAGCCAATCCATTTAATTTAAGATATCTGCGTTTTGGTGGTTTTGGTGGGTATCAAATTATTGGTAGCCATAATGTTGAGGAACTTAAAAGCATCATTGGATATTCAATGAGCAAACAATATCTGGATGATGTTGCAGAACTTCCAGCTGAAATAACCAAAATAATTCCAATAACTTTGACACCAAAAACCAAAAAACTTTATGAAAAAGTTAAAGAGGAATCAATAGTCGAACTTCAATCTGGTGAGGCTGAAATGCTGAATTGCCTAACAAAAGCATTAAGGTTATCTCAAATTGCTAGTGGGTTCACAGTTGAGCAGGAGGACGAATGGTCTGAAAAAATAAATATAGACCTATCAACTGAAAAACTTCAAGCGGTTGAAGATATTATTGAAGAAATTGAAGGTAAGGTTATTATCTGGTGCAGATTCAAACATTCAATAAAACGTGTTGAGGAACTTTGTAGAAAAAAAGGGTGGTCTAGTATCACATTTGATGGAGATCAAAAAGATAGAGGGATATATAAACAGTTTAATGAAGATGATACGAAAGTTTGGATTGGACAAATTCAAGTGTCGGCAGGATACAGTATTCCATCTGCAAAAGTTGCCATTTATTATGAGTTAGATTACAGCCATGTAAACCATACCCAATCGAAGGGTAGAAATAGAAGAATTACAGGCTCAGAAAGTGGCTCTTGTGTATACATTTATTTACTCGCAAAAGGCACGATTGATAGAGCTGTTTTTAATGCTCTAAAAACTAAGGATTTTATGGCACAAGATGTACTAGAATATGTCGGAAAATAATAAAAAATAGTAGATTACATAAATCGATCAATCAACATGGTGCTTCGGCCGCTGACCATCGAACAAATTTGCTCTTTTTGCAATCTAGCAAAAAAATAAAATCGAGTAGATTGTAAAAAAGGCAAATTATAACCATGGGTCGGGGCTTGGTATACCATGTGGATGGACGAAAAAGGTGGGTAGATTGTAAAAAAGTGAAAAAATGACTTAGCTCTACTAGGTTTTCATAAATGTTTGTGGATACACCTTTATTGGTCAAAAATGTAATCTACTGATAAATAAGTTGCTAAAAGTATAATTTTAGGATTGACGCTGGTATTTTTAATCAGTAAACTTAAATAATATCAAAGGTATTTTAAGGAGAAAAACACATGGATTTGAAGGATCAGATAGTCGATAGTTTAACACCAAATTTTATAGAAAATTTATACTCAGAAGTGAGCAAAAAAAAGCGAGGAATTAATGGTGAATTTATGGGCTCTTGTCCATCATCAAATCATGAAGATAAATCAGCATCATTTTCATTCAATGTTAACAAAAAAGGTGTGTATAAATGTCATGTTTGTGGAGATTCAGTTTCAGGTGATATTTTTAATTATGTTCAGGAGTTTAAGGGGTGTGATTCTTTTGAAGATGCTTTAAGTTTTTTGGCTGATAAATTATCTATTAATAAAGATGATGAAAAAAAAGCTAAAACAAAAAGTAAAAAAGATGAAAAAGAAGAGTGGGAGCCGGAAAAAGAAGATCGTGCAATTCCAGTACAAACTATTATGGCTGCTGTTGCTATATTAAGAAGTGAAGAGAATTCTGAGGCATTTAAAGCATTAATTGATATAGGAATTACTGAGGAAATTATCACTAAATATTTTATTGGATATAAAAATGGTAGATATTGGTTCCCAGTAAAAAATAATAAAGGTGAATTTGTTAACGTCAGACGATATATGATGGATGCTAAATCTAAAAGGGTTCCAAAAATGATGTCGTATCCAGTTGATGCTGATGGTTATGGTTATGGTGAATCAAGAATGTTTCCTTTAAGGTCGTTAAAATCTGATGAAGTTTATATTTTTGAAGGTGAAAAGGATATGTTTATTGCATTATCTAAAGGACTTAATGCAATTACAAGTGGTGGGGTTACTAGTTGGAAAAAAGATTGGGGAGCATTATTCCTTAACAAAAGTGTTGTTATTTGTATGGATGCTGATAAAGAGGGTATTGAAGGTGCTAAAAAAAGAGTGGCTGATATATTCCCATTTTGCAAACAGCTGAAAGTTATTAATCTTCCTTTTGAGAATATAACTAAGGACTGTAATGATTTTGCTGATTACTTAGAATTATATAGTTTTTCTGATTTTGTTAAGTTAGTAGCTGAAACACCAGTATATAAAGAAGTTACTACCGAAGATGTTACCGAATACAAGGTTAATATAAATGAGGCATCTAAACCTGTTTACGCTAACAAACGATGTTTTTCTAAGGGTACGATCGTTACAGCTAAAGACGATACTATGTGGACTGTTCCAGCTGAATTAGAATTGTCTTGCGACTTCAACGATCACCGCACTCCAGGATGTAAGACTTGTATATTAAAAGATTTAGGCTCATTACCATTACAAAAAAGGATAGAAAAAACGGATCCTCTTTTATTAGAATTATTCAAAGTAAGCTCAACTGTTAAAACTGGTAGTTTAAAGAGACACTTTGGTGTAAAAGCGAAATGTGGAGCCTTTAAGACTAAACTAATATCAGCGTATAAGGTTGAATCACTTGAATTACAGGTGGATCTCTCATACAACAAAACAAGTGTTGAACCTCAATGTAAAAATTATGGATATTATGTTTGGGAAAATAAGTTTGATAGAATGTTCCCGAATAAAACCTATAATATAAAATCATTATCTACAGCGGATCCAAAAACACAAAACTCAGTTCATCAAATTTATTTAGCAGAATTAGCCGAAACAAATATCGATACCTTTAAGGTAACTAAAGAAACAGCTGAAAATTTGAAAAGATTCCAACCGAAAGAAGGTCAATCTATAGAGGATAAAATTGGTGATATATATGATGAGTTTTCTAATCGTGCTGGACTTTATGGTAGGCAGGATATGTTTTTACTTATGGATCTAGTATTTCATTCAGCATTAAGTTTTAGTTTTCAGAATAAAATTTTGAGAAAAGGTTGGGTTGAGGCTGCAATTGTAGGTGATTCAGGTACAGCCAAGTCAGCAATGGCAAACTTTTTATGTGATACCTATAGGGTTGGTGATTTTGTTGGTGGTGAAAATTTATCTTTTGCCGGACTAGTTGGTGGATTAACTCAGATGGGAACCAACTGGAATATCCATTGGGGTAGAATACCGCTTAATGATAGACGAATGTGTGTGATTGATGAAACGTCAGGTATGTTAGTTGAACAGATCGCAAGATTATCAGAAATTAGATCTAGCGGTATTGCTAAGATTGAAAAAATAAAAACTGAACAAACAATGGCTAGGACTAGGTTGCTATGGCTATCTAACCCAAGGAAAAAGGGTTTTGGTGTTACCACCTTCGATAAGGGTGTGAAAGCTATACCGGATGTTTTTGGACAGCCAGAAGATGTAAGAAGATTAGATTTAGCATTGTGTGTGGCTAGTGAAGAGGTATCAGCTACGATGGCTAATTCTTCACCAAAAGCTGTTGATGATTATTATGGTGAAATGAATCACGATCTAGTTATGTTTATTTGGTCCAGAACACCTGAGCAAATTATTGTACCGGATGATGTGCAAAGTCATATCCGTAAATGGGTTATTAGTATTGATGGTATTTATTCCGATACAATCCCATTAATTGAAACATCAGTATTTAGAGAAAAACTAGTAAGAATGTCTGTAGCACTTGCTGGTAGATTATTCTCAGTTGATTTTAAGGGTAGAATTATCGTTAAAAAAGAGCATGTTGATTATATTATGAAATATTTGAAACGCATCTATTCAAACGAACGGTTTCAATATGAGCAATATTCAAGAGAAAAATTGAGAGCCCATAACCTACTGAACACAGATCGTATTTGTGAAATTTTCGACCTTGATGATGAGTTTGTTATTGCGGATCTATCAAGAGGTACGATTAATAAAGGTGCAATTGATGAATGTTTTCGTGATGGTGTATTGAGTTTAACTACCAAAGCAAAGGTTATAAATGAGCTAAGAAGGTTAAATGCAATCGATGATAGGACTAATTATTATATTATTCAGCCGGGATTTAGAGCTTTTTTGAACAAAAAACTTAAAAAAATTCAAGATAATGGTGGTATTGGAGATATGCCAGTATGAACCAAGAATTATTTAATCTTTTAGGGAAAGATACAACACAAGAATTATTATGGGTTATTGGCACAAAACCAAACCAATCGGCAAAAGAGATAGCTAAAATAGTTGTTACTGATCCACAAAGTGCCAGCAGTAAGTTGGTTAAAATGACCAAGCATAATCTTGTGACTAGAGATAAATCAACTGGTGTTTATAGATATAAACTATGTGATCCGTTTATTAGTAGCTTAACGGAAGTGGGTAACTTACATGCTTGATAAATTTAAGCATTATGAAAAGCTAAGATTTATTGAATGTGAACAAAAACTTTTCAAGTTAAAACTTTGGCTAAGAGATGAAAAAACAGCTGATCATTACCAACGTATCGAGGCTATTTATCGAGTGTATTTATTAAAAAAAAGACTTAAAAGAATATGTAGGTATGGTGCAAAATCGCCTGAAACAACATATATGGTGGCACTTAAATTGGTTGAAAAACTTGAGCAGTACGCAAAAAAATTGAGAGGGGTAGATTGTATGACGAAATTAAATGAAGTTGATCAGGTAGTGTTTCAAAGTCTCGACGAAACTTTGGCGAAATTAAGACAAGTGAAGGAGGTGTTTAAGAGTGGCAAATAGTGCGGAACAGTTAGGATATACAGATTCAGACGTAAGAGATCGTGATGTTAGTAAAGATTTTATCTTACTACAAATTTCAATGAACACTGAATCGAAAGCGGTAATGGCATCGTTCCATCCAGATATTGAAAAAAGACTTGCAGCAGCAATAAAAGAGGGTGACGAAGGTAAGGATGCGGCTGAAAGAGTTTTATCAATGATAGACCTTTTATCAAAAACCTTAGTAGCGTCCCTAATCACGACAACTGAGAAAACAATTCCGGATCCAGCAGCAAATGTCGGAAACTAAGATTGTTAAAAAAATAAAGGATTATGTTAATTCTTTAGCAGGATTTTGGGTTTGGAAAACTCATGGTGATGGATATTCCACTCCTGGAATAGCGGATTTGATAGGAATTACACCAAACGGCAGATTTATCGCCATAGAGGTGAAAAAGCCTGAAACGAAGAACAATCTATCTATTGCTCAAAAGTATTTCTTACGAGCGATTGAAAACAAGGGTGGAATTAGTATGATGGCATATTCAGTTGAATGTGTTCAAAAAAAGTTGAAAATGGAGAAGATAATATGAAAAACAAACTTAATATAGATATGGCAACTGAATCAATTGGTAGGTCAAAATTGTCGGAAGATGAAAAAGGTAGAGTTTTGTCAAAACTACTTTTTATAAAAGCACTTAGAGAAGAAATGATTAAGCCAGTTGGCATGAACTTTGGTTTAGACATAGAAAGCGATAAGAAAGGTTCCCTGACGATTACAATAGCTTATGAAGATGGTCGTGAAATTAAGTGGTCTGATAAGAATAAGAAGTCAATGAAACCAAAAAGGGTTAAAACATTGTCCAATAAAGAATTAACTAAAAGGTTATATGATGGTGTTGAGGCAATGGGTAAAGACTTTCTCTGCCTTAACAGTAAGGTTGACGCTAGTATTGATACTATTGCTAAGGCGGTTGAAGAGTTTGATCGGTGGTTCTCTACAGCAACCACTGACGCAAGTGAATTAGATAGTAGAGTGGATTCAATGAAGGCTGAAATGGCTGATCTTAAAAAGACTGTGGCACTTGCGGTTAAAAACGGTAAAGGACATTACAGTAAACTTACTAACAGACTTGATAAGATCGAGAATGCAATTAACATAAAAGGAACTAAGAGTGGCAAATAACGAAAACGTAACAGTAATTAGTGCCGGTACTGGATCTCTACCAAGCTCAGAGATAATTAATTCAGACGCTCCTATGGTTCTAAATGAATTATTTACTGCAACGCAAGAAGTATCTACACCGCCACCAATTGAAAAGGATTCAATAACAAAAATTCAAAGAGCATTGCTTAATCATGTTATGGATAAAAAAACCAAAATAGTGATTGAGGCCTTTGAATCAATTAGTAAGGCTGTACATAATATTAAGACATTACCACCAGCAAAATCTTTGAGAACCAAAGAGATTTTGGCAGCTGACGAAAAGGGTAAGGAAAACCTTAGACGTACAATTAAAAAGACTATCACTAAACTGGATGATTTTTTTGAAGTATTGGCAAAAGGCTATAGAGATTCTAATTCAGAAGGTTATGATCCGTTAGGTAATGCCGCTAAAACGAACAAACCTAGTTATCAAACAACATAATTAAAGCGGTCTGATAATGAGAAGGGGTTATCAGACCTAGTTTTTAATATACATAAAGGTTGGCAAGTTTGTCAGCCTTTTTGTTTATCTACCGTAAGGTCCTACCCTTCTTTTTTTGAGTGGTGCAAGACTATAATCAGAATAAAATGGTCGCCTAAGATCGCCAGTTTTCAACGTTTGCGGTATACCTACTCTAGCTTTTCTAACTGCACCAGCTGATAGACCAGTAAAGGCTATAACCGCAGCCTCAGCCATTCTGTCCTTAGCTCCACCATTTAAAATAGTTTCAACAGGTGAGAATACATTTACACCAAATTCTGTACCAAAACCAGCATTAGGTTTATAACCTTTTTTTGATAAGTAAGTCCTATTTGCTCCAGCAAGAGCTGCATCACCCACTGTATTTATTACAGGTAATCCACCAATAATACCGCCAAATGTGGTTCTGAGTACCCCTATAGGTTCCTGTATTAATTTATCAAGGTCAAAACCATTTCTAACTAAATGTAAGTGAACCCCAGCAACAGTAAAGATACCCATTAACGCTGCAATTTTCTTTTTAGCAGATTTTCGACCAGCTTTAATTTTAGCTTTTTCAGATCCCCTTGTTGATTTATATCCATCAGCATAGGCCTTAAAAGTTTCTTCAAAAATTACATTAGCATTTTGGTTAGGCTGGTTTAGGAATGTTGTAAAAGTTCTAGCAATACCAACTTCGGTAAAATGTTTCGGTAAATCAATTATCCTAGACATCGGCTGAGTTTTACGAATAAGTTCATCAGCCTCTTTTACCGCTGCTTTTCTACTGTGATTTGATAGTGCCTCGTTATATTTAGCTATCCATAAGATTGAGGTTGTCACCGCATCCATAACCCTAATACCTTCCATACCAAAAGCCTTAACCATATAAACAAGTTCACTTGTCATTTCACCAAGGTATCTAACCTTATCCATTTTAGTTTCACCAGCACCATGCCTAAGAGTTTCAAGCATCCCGGAAGATTGAAGTAAGTTTTTCAGTGGAGTTCTTTCAAGTGCATCTTGAACATCACGCTCAATACTGTTTGGTCGCATACGCATCATCGTTGACATTTTATAAACAAATTCTGTTGATTTAATTGGATTAGAAAAAACCTCGTCTAAAGCCTTAGCTATATACATTTTTTTCCTAATTTGAGCTGCCCCCATGTGGAAAGATACCGGCTGAGTTAATATAACCCTAGCATTGTATCCAAGAACACCGGTGATATAGTTACGTCTGAAAAAATCAGCCATTTTATCAGGAGTAGATGTAGATCTTCTAGCTGTACCATGAGCCAGTCTTTCAACCCAAGCATGTACCTCTCTAGTAAGAACCGTACTAACACCATCCATGGCACTTTTTATTTCAGGATGATTAAGAAAAGCTCTCACATCCCGAATAGGTTTTGCCATTGCTAATAAATGCTCAACCATAACCATGTTTTTAGCTACCGTACCAAAATAATCCATTCTCCTAAATGGTGCATTGGATCCAGTTCTACTTTTGGTCATATTTTTATTAATGCCACGATTAGTATTTCTACTAAGAATTTCACTAATAAATGCTGTTTCAGCATTATCAGTTTTAATATCCATAATAGGGAAATATCTAAATTCTTTTGGTAAATCTACACCATATTCTTCTCTGAACCATCTAGTTAGCCTAGGCCACTGAACATTATCAAAATAATCGATTTGAGCATCTACAGCAGCTTTATGCTTTGCTGATAAACTTTTAATAATTTTCTCCATAGCCTTTTCATCAACACCTGTACCTTCAAGGTGATTAATTCCTGCTTGATTTTGAGAGTGAGCATAAACATGCATACCTTGATTAATCGTATAGGTTGCTTGCTGTCCTTTACCAGTTTTAAGTGTTATGAGCTTGTCATACATTGCAGCTGGAATATCAACATCCTTATGAATTTCCTCAAAGATCTTTCCATGCCTTTCACCACCCCTAAAAGCAGTCTGTACACCACCTTCTAATTGGTTATATATATTTTGTGTCATAGCACTATGTTTTTTGAACCCATCAAAAAATCCTATAATTCGCTCACCTCTAAGTGAGTGAGCGAAATATTTTTTAATAGATTCCATATTGCGATCTCTATTATAAATATGTTTTGGTCTAACAGATTCATATTGATAATCAACAGCTTTAGCTGAACCAAACACTTCCTTAATTTCTCCTACAGCTCGCTCAACTTCAACTTCTAGCTTTTTTAATCGAGCCATCTCTTTTTCAGCACCAACCATATGCCCCTTTTCTCGAAGTGAATTTATGTTACCTAAAACCTTTTCAAGTTCATGGCTATTCATTTGATCAAAAGTTTTTCTCACTGCACTAGCTGCACGTTTGAGAAATTCAGGTGTAAAATTTTTAACATCTTTAACGTTATCAACTAATCGGCTGTGTTCTTTATAAATACCACCAACATCCACACCATCAGTAGTAATTGATTTTAGATATTCTCTTAACTTTTCGTTACTATCCGCATCCTGTCCACGACTAGGAGTTCTCTGTAACTTTCGTAATCTCTTAAATTCAGATCGAACACGTTTAATAACTTTTTTACGCAACCTACTTAATCTACGTTTTTCTAAAACCCTATCGATTTGATCAATAGCTTTTCTATATTGCTTAACAGAAACCGTTTCATTTTTAAGAAGAGTATCAACTGTATTATGAACCTCAGCATCAATACCAACTCTTTTAGCATAATGATAAATGTTATTACGCATAATTTGAGTGTTGATTTTTGACTTCTTAGCCACTTCAACCTCTAACATTAATCTAGCCTTAGTTGCCTCTGGTGATGCCCCTCTCATTCGAGCCCTAACCCCTCTGAGATTATCCTGTAATTCTTTTAACCCATCAGTCTTTAATATCCCATCATCAATTATCTTATCAACTTGATACCTTATCTGAGCATCGATAGATTCAAGCTCCCATTTACCATATAATTTCGGATCAATTTTTTTCATTACATCAGCCATAGATTTAGCAGTTACAATACGACCATCAACTTCTAGTGGTAGATCCGGATCCGTTTGAGATAATTCAAAAACATCATATTTATCAAAATCACTAGCAAACTTTTCTTTACCTATAGCCTCAGCATCTTTTAATAACTCAGCCACCTCAAACCCATCTTCTGATTTGATCTGATCCAGTACTTTTTGCTTAATGTCGTTGCGTCCTAAATAACTTTCACCCTGTACCCTCATTTCCTCAGTGAAGATGTTTAGGTCGTTAAAATCTTCTCGTTTCACCATTTCTGCAAATTCTTTAACAGCTGTATCAAGTGGTAGATCGCTTTTTGTAACCTTGTTAGTGAAATATTGTTTACCAATAGTATCAACTAAATCTTGATAATCAGCTTTATTTTCAGGAGCAATATATAGTTTCATACCTTTTTTACCTTTAGGTCGAAGGTATTTTTTGAACTGGCCTAGAGTACTCTCAGCTTGTTTCTCATTGATATCTTTGCGAATAGCAGCAGCTCGTTTAGTTGCTGATACTGGTTTAACCACAGTTGGTTTCTTTGGTTTACCTCGCAGTGGTGTTTTGTATTTCTCAGCCTTTTTCTTAATAACATCTTTAATAATTTTTTCAGATGGTTTAGCTGCTGCTTTTGGCACAAAAGTTTCACCCTTTGATAATTTCATTGCCTGTTTAACTAAAAACACTTTTTCTTTGTTTGATAGTCTGGCTAATTCATCATAAAGCTCTTTGTGAGCTTTTTTATATCTCTGACCATTCCAAAAATCTAAGAACCCTACAGGATCCTTTTCAACCATTTCTTGAATATTCTTATATTCAGGAACCTCTTGTGTCCCACCAGCTTTATTTGTTTTACCAGCTTTACTAGAGCTAGATCCAGCACTACTTTTAGATCCACCACTCGCAGGTGCAGCTTTTGGTTTATATTTATTTACTAATTTATTAATACCAAGTTTAGCAAATACCGCAGCTGTTTCAAAAATAACCGCTGCCGCTGCATTTTTGGCAAGATCCGAAGTTACAAATCTTTTAAGTTTTTCATCACCAGCACCTTCCTCAAGAAGTGCATCAATAGCTGAACTTGTTTGTAATGTTGCAAATAGTTTTGCACTTCCTGGCAAAATTTCCCTAGATAAGTTTGCTAACTTACTTGATTTAACTATGCCAGCTGAACCAGCCGCAGCTTTATCAATAGCTCCAAGCACACCAGCAACTTTCAAACCTTTATTAATTAATGTAAATTCAGTAGCAATTGCAGCCACTTCCCCAGCTATACCCTCAAACTTTGCTGAACCTTCATATTCTCCTGGTAAATAATCCATGAATTGTTCACGTTCATCTTCCGGAACTCTTGTAACCTTTTCAACAAATCGCTTAATAAACATCGTACCTTCACGACTATAAAAGTCTTTTTTCTGTTGTTCATCCATATTAAAAATATCTTCTGGAAAACTTTTCCCAAAATCTTTAACATTTTGTGTAAATGCTGATACCTCTTCTTTTACCGTACCAGCTACTTTTGAAACGTCATTTTGTACTGGACCAGGCAAAGCGTCAAATGCAGCCTGTCCTGCCATATCAACACCTCTGGCCATTTCACTACCTATTTGATTAAGCTCCGGCTGAGTAACATGAGATGCATCAACTTGACCTTGTTCTGGCATTGACCATTCAGGTTCAGGTTGTTGATTAAATTGCATTGCAGGTGCATTAATTGTTATACCATCATCTACATCCTCAAATTTAGGTAGAGCAGCACCATCATCTACATCCTCAAATTTAGGTAAAGGACTACTATCCCCTATATCTTCAAACGAAGGTAGAGCAGCACTATCATCTATATCCTCAAATTTAGGTAATAACATCCTAGTTTATCTTTATGCCTAATTTTTTAGCCTCTTCAATGGTAACAGCTTTAATTTCACCAGCTGAACTTTTAACCTTAACCCGACTACCATCAGCACTCACCCCACTCACCTGCGTCCATGATTCAGTTGATTCATCAGTATCCGCACCACGATCAGCTAATACTGTTGGCCAAATACCTTTTGATTCATTAGGTGATTCAAGTTTAAGAGTTTCCTCATCGCTTAATTCTCTCCATAACTTTTCTTGACGGTTGTCAAAAATCTTAGTATTAGCCCAACCCGGCCTATTATTGACCAGCTCTGATTTTAATGGTGGTCGATATTGACCTAAAGCTCTCCTCACTTGCTTTAATGTTGTTGCACTAGCACCGGGAAATTGAGCCTCAATATCTTCCATAAATCCACCCAGCTTAGTATATTCATCATATCTTTCTTGCCAATCCTCTTTAGTCCATTCATCACTTTTGGAATTAACCTTAAAATCCTCACCAGCATTTTGAATTTGTGCTAGATATTTCTTAGCTGCTGCCTCAGCCTTCGGATCAATGGCAGATTTTTTCCTAGTAGTAGTAGTGGTAGTTTTTTTCGGTTCATATCCTGTATTAGTAACAGTACCAGTAACTTTATCTAATTTAAGAATGTCATCATGACCAGCAAACAAACTATATTTAAGTTTATCAGCACCAATCTGAACATTCTTAATTGCACCACTTTCTGCTATTTTTGCCATGCGATCTTTATATTGTGGATTTTGTTCCTGAAACCCACGCAGTCTGTCGTTAACTTGTTTCAAGTCTCCTGCCGCCGCATGTCCTTCAAGCTCTTTCCATAAAGAACCCATATCGTATTGAAACTTCTGCTCGTCTTGTTGTTGCTGACGATATTCATTATCAGCTGCATTTTTCTGTTTCATATAATTTAATTGTTCAGTTTGATACAGGGTACTCATTGCAGCCTTGTTAGCGTTTATAGCCTTATCTGTCATGCTTTGGTACGGTTGATAGTCCATTAGTTATACACCCCCCTCATGTTGTTCATATCTTCTTGATAATTACCATACATTGATCCCGGTGCTGCTATTCGTGGCCCACCTACTGGCATTGGTTGATAGGTTGGTTGAGCTGGGTTCATATAGTTGTTCATAATCGACTGTTGAGCTTGTGCCCCCGGTAAAGCCATCATATCCCCTATACCACCTTGAATTGTATTACCTAACTGAGAAGAGAAATTACCCCAAGCATTAGCTGCTTGCTCTTGACCTTGACCTTTAGCGTTACCTATTGCAGAACTGTATCCGGATATTGCCTGTCCAGCTGTCATATCAATACTAGCTTGTTGATTCGTAGCATTGTACCCAGTATTAATTATCGGAGTAAGTCTATCTAAATGAGCCTGAGATTCCATTGCACCAAGCTGCAACATTCCCGGCTGATAATAACCTTCAATTGACGTTCCTGATCGGCTCTTACCTGTAGATGCTAATTGAGCCCCAATGTTTTTCTTGAACTCAGACAACTGATATTTATACATTGGTGATTCTTCAAAGTTATATTCTCCACCCGGTCTGATCGCATCCATATATAAATCCAAAGCCTCATTACCAGCTGAACTATATGGATCGTATCGCTCACTAGCTTTTGAAGTCCATTCTTTAACATCTTCTTTAGCTCTCTCGTATCCACCTATCCTACTATTAGCTGCTTTTTTAGCACCTTTTGCTTTTGTTTTTGCTCCCTCACTGTCAGCAATACCCTTAACAATAGCTCCACCTATGATTGTAACCGGATCTAGTCCCATGCTTATACCACCCTTACCATAGTTTTTTCGGTTACATCGTAACCTTGTTTTATTAAATATTTTTCAATTGTGTTTTTCGGATTAACTGAAAAGCAAATTGAATGTACATTCTTTTCTGTTGCCCAATCTTCCATCGCATGAAAAAGCTCCATCATTATTTTGTACCGTTCAATGTGTCTAGCTTTTGGATCGCTGTGCCACATCCCCTCAAATGCTCTTAGTCTATCAGGAGCTAAAAACATAGGTACTGCCATCATTATACCAAGACCTTTGATATTATCATCTTCATCTTCCGCAACTACTACAAACCCATTCTCTGATCTGATCTGTTCGACAATCATTTGTCTAGTTACCTCAATATCAATAGCGTTACATTTATTCATTTCAACAAATTCTTCGGCATACTCTTCAACGAATGGCATTAATAAATCAATTGATTCAGTATTATTTACTGGACATACTTCTATCTGTGTCACTAATCAACCTCTCCTATCAATATAGCCAACTGTGCCAAAAGTATTCCAGCACTACCATCAACTAGAGTAGCACCTACAAGGATATAATCCCAAATTTCTTGTGGTGTTGTTCCTGTTATTTCGGAAATTTTACCATCAAGATTAGTGTCTATAACCGCCTCAATCGCAGCAACATCAGTCTCAAGTGTAGATAAATCAGCATTTTCCAAACTATTTAACTTAACCCTGTCAGTAGGTGTAAACCCACCAGTACTACCACCACCACCAACATTAACCCCTACTGCCTCTACTGGTGTTTTATATGCAATCTGTGTAGAAAAAGAGCCAATCGTTGGTACAAAAGGATCTCCTCCACCTTGAACAAGCAAAAGACCTTCGACAACCGTAGTACCAGCTGCCTCTTGTGGTCGTATCTGCCAACCGTTTTCTAGGTAAATGTATAATGCTACTGGTGCAACCCCACCCAACTGACTAAATGCAGGTGGGTATTTAAGGTTATCTGTAAGTGCAACCCAATCTACCCACCTGCTCCATAATTCAGAGGCAGATACGGTAAACGAATCTAACGTTATTATTTTAGTTGTTGCGTCAAAGGCTATTGCCATTGGTTACTCCTTAGATATATCCCCTGTCAGTTTCAGCTACCAGTGCAAGAGCAATTACCTTCGACCTATTAAGTATACCTGTCGCAACCGCAAATTTAGAACCATTAGGATTGATACCAACTAGCGTAACAGGTTTATCTGTTCCAGCAGTACCACCCAACGTATCGTTATCATAGTCAAAATCAAAAGAAATACTAGCACTTGTAATTTCCCCAGTAATATCAACACCGCTAGCATCTTTAACAGTGATAGCTCCTGCCTCACCATAGTCATCACCAGTACCTGGACCAGTAGTAAACATCAGTCTATAGCTAGATGCTCCACCTATCATAATTGAATTAAAACCTAGCGTACCAGCAGCTACATAAGGATTTTCTCTTGCCACGTTACCAGTATCTCTGAACACAATACTATTACTATATTCAGCTGGAACGTTATCTACATAAACACCTTGATAACAGTTGAGCGTTGAACCATCCCAATATAAAAGCTCGTCCGCAGTCTTACCGTTTACTGTACCTGTACCTTCATCAATATCCGCATCTTGTCTAAGTAGATATTGAATTTTAGTATAAATCTGTTGAAGTGTTGCGTTGTTACCATCAATAATTTTATCAAAATCATAAGTAGAACCGCCAACGTCTCTAGTGGCACCTCCATAAGTAACATCAATGCCTGAGTATGGAGCATTCGTCATATTACTATCTGTTTCAATAATATTATCATCTGCCTCATTAGATAAAAGAAGATTAGCAATATACGGTCCAGCAATAGTTTTACCAGCATCAGGTAACACTGAGCTTTTATATTTCATTGCGTATTCTCTAACATATCCTTTGAAGAATGTTCTATGGTCGAATGTTGTAGTTGAAGGGTCAGCAACTGCATTACCGTAAACCTGAATCATCTCGTTACACTGATCTTCATAAGTGTAGTCGATAGGTGAACCATCAACTTCTTTAACGTAGTAAAGTTGAGCCCCTGAATTAACAGTACCTAGACCTGACGAACCTACATATACTCTACCTAAGACACCTGCCGCATTATACTCCTCACAACCACCATCACGCATATACGTTCTAGCTGTATCGTTCAAAAACTTCCAACCGTTAGCATTACCCCCAGCATCAACACCCATTTGATATTGTCCAGAAATAGCATCAATACAGTTCATTGGAAAGGGTGAATCTTGATATGTTGCAGTTGCCCAAAGGTCAACAAACTTAGAATATAGAGCCTGCCAATTTACCCCATCTTTTGCCACTAAGTTTCCTGCTACCGCTAAATCTATCGTCCTGTTTGGCTCATTGATTATAAGTTCCGTACCCACATTCAACTGTGCTCTCGTTGTTATTTTTACCATCCTATACCCCTTTATTTATAATTTCTGTCAACCAGCTGTTTTACTGGTAAACTTGTACTTGTAGTACCACAAGCATAGTTGTAAATATACCTAGTTATATAACCAGGCTTTATAACTCCAATATCAATATTATGAGCACCTGCGTACTCATAAAGAAACGTAGTGCCAACCGTTTGGTCGACGCTATCTAAAACGGTGTCCGTACCTGCTGCAAGGATTACAACATCTGTACCTGCGACCAAATCAGTTATCGTAAGACCTAGTGTTGGTGCAATGATATTAACATCCGCACCTGCCGATATAAACTTACCAACTAAATGAGTACCGCCACCAGCTATAATTATATTAACCGTTCCTGTAGTTGCTGAAATATAAACATCCTTACCTGCACTATCGCCGTTATTGTTAGTAAAAATAACATGGTCTAAAGTAATGTCTCCAACTCCATTAATTCGCATACCATACCCTGTACAATTCTTAATCGCTGTATCTGAAATTGTAGGATTATCTGCTATATCTAAAATAACACCATAATCTTCAACCGCCCCATTAACTGTGCAATTATCCATACCACTTCCGTTATCTAAAGTAACAGCCCTGCTGTTTACAAAAGAGATATTCTCATAAACTTCACCGCTATTTAAGTTACATTCACTACCAAC